AGTAATTACACTGAAGATAATTATCTAGCAGCTTCTGGTATAAAAGAACAACAAGAAAAAGAAAAAGCACGAAAAGCAAAAGCTGATGCAGATAAAGCAGAAGCAGAAAAAGAAAGAAAACAACTTCAGCTTATTGAAGAACGAAAAGCTCAAGAAGAAAAAGAAGAAAGACAAAGAAGACAAGAAGAATTTGAAAAATCTGGTGGAGAAATAACACAAAGAAGAAAAGAAGAAGAAAAAAGAAAATCAGATTTTGTAAACCAACAACAAGAGGTACGAGGTAAATCTAAAAGTGAAGCTGAAAGAGATTATGTAAGGCAACAAGCAAAAAGTATAGCTGCTCAAAAATCTCAGTTTAAAAAAGATACTGCAAGAACACCAAGCGGTAAAAGTTACACTCAATCAAAAATAGAACAGGCTGCTAGAACGGGTAGATATAGCGGATTTTAACATAGGAGAATAATATGGCAAATGGAATGATGAACGACCCAAACGCTCCAATGGGAGGCCAACCTCCTATGGGAGAAGCACCTATGGGTGCACAACCAGAAATGGGTGCAGTAGATGATGCTGTGCTCGATATGCATTTAACAGAGGATGTTAAAAAGGCATTACAATCAAAAGGTGTAGACGTAAGTGCTGTACAAGATAGAGGCCCAAAAGAGCCTGTTATTGTTATACCTGTTTCAGTAATTGTAAACAGATATCAAGCAGGTACACCAGAAGAATCAATGAAACAATTTGTGCAAGACATGACGGCTAACGCTCAACCGCCTGCTGCACCACAACCAGTTTCTGCTCCGTCACCGATGGCAGCAGAAGCTCCTAATCAAGAAGGACTAGGAGCACCAATGAATAGGCCACCTATGACTGCATAGTCATAGCCCCAAAGCGACTCTAGGCCACCTGTTTTCCAACAGCACCAATAAAGGAGAATAAAATGGAAGAAAATAAACAAGAAGAGATTCAAGAGGAATCTCAACAAGAGGCTTTTCTCGAGCCTGTTCCTTATAAACGTAAAGTTACTAAGGAAGAAGCAGAGGACACAGCTACCGTTTCAGAGGACACTTCTTCAGAAGAAGAAGCCACTCCAAAGGAAGAACGCCCTGTCAACGCTGAAGAGAAAGTGTTTAAGAAACGTTATGACGACCTTAAACGACATTACGATTCTACAGTCAATAAGCATAAAGACGATGTTGAAAAGTTAAGACTTCAGTTACAAGAAAATGCTGACAAGATTAACTTGCCAAAAACAAAAGAAGAAGTAGATGCATGGAGACAAAAGTATCCAGATGTTTATGATATTATCGAAACTATCGCTTACACTAAAGCAGATGAAAAAGCTAAGAAGGTTGAAAGCAATCTTAAAGAATTAGAGAGCCAACAAATGGCCGTTCAAAAAGATAAAGCAGAAGTAGAACTATCAAAGCTACATCCAGATTTTAGTGAAATAAGAGAAGACGATAAATTTCATGAATGGGTATCGAAACAAGACTCTACTATTCAAGGTTGGTTGTATGAAAATACTACCAATGCAAAATTAGCAGCAAGAGCTATAGACTTATACAAAATGGATACAGGATATGGTAAAAAGAAAACTGCTAAATCGTTAGAGGCATCTAAATCTGTTACATCAACTAGTAAACGTGAAGTAGATACTTCAAACAAAAAAATGTGGAAGATTAGCGAGATAGCTAAAATGAAACCACATCAATTTGCAAAGTATGAAAAAGATATCGACTTAGCTAGAAAGGAAGGTAGAATTGTCAATGGTTAATCTTTAACTGTCTATAGGAGGACAACATGGCAATATCAAAAGCGGCAGGTTATGATAACCTACCATCGGGTAATTTTTTACCTATTATTTATAGCCAAAAAGTCCAAAAGTTCTTTAGAACTGCATCAGTAGTAGAAGACATTACTAATACTGATTACGCAGGAGAGATTGAAAATTACGGAGATACCGTTAACATTATTAAAGAGCCAACAATTACAGTAAGCTCATACACAAGAGGTGGACAAATCAACCTTCAAAATTTGGCTGATGACCAACTCCAACTTACTGTAGACCAGGCTAATGCATTTGCATTTAAAGTTGACGATATCGAAGAAAGACAAGCGCATGTGAACTGGGAGGCTTTGGCTACTTCTTCTGGAGCATATGCTCTAAAAGATTCATATGATGAAAACGTAATCGCAAATATGTTTTCAAATGCAGGTACAACTGTAGGTTCAGATGGTTCTGGAACTGACACAGGTTTCGGTTCTTCAGAAACTGACCCAACAGATATCCTAGCAAACTCTGCTAAAAGATTACATGCGGCAGACGTACCAACAGATAACAGATGGTTCTTAGGAACTCCAGAGTTTTACGAACAGCTTGGACAAGCTAGTGCAAAACTAATGGATGCGTCTGTTACTGGTGACGGAACTTCACCATTGAGAAATGGTAACGTCATGGACGGTCAAGTTAATGGTTTTAGACTATATATGACCAATAACTTTGCGGCATCATCAACTTCTAACTATTTTAAAGTAATGTTTGGACACATGTCTTCAACAGCTACTGCAAATCAAATTGCAAAAACTGAAGTAGTTAGAGACCCAGATTCATTTGCAGATATCGTAAGAGGTTTGCATATATTTGGTAGAAAAGTACTTCGTACGGAAGCACTTATCGCAAGACATTTATTAATTGATTAATAGGAGGAGATACAATGGCAACAGTAAGTAAAGTAACTGGTGGAACTAGTGGGCATCCTTCTACAAGAAGGAAACCATATTATGTGGAAAACACAATCGACAATTCTTTGTTTGACCCTGCAAGTGGGGATGTAATTCAAGCATTGAATATTCCTGCAGAGACTATGATTCTTAATGCAGGTTTAGAAGTATTAACTGCGGCTTCTTCATCAGTAACCTTTGATTTAGGTGATGGTGATGACCCAGATAGATACGTTGATGGTGACACAAATGCAACTGGACATGCGGCTCCTGTAGCTCATGCATCTAACTCTGGTCATGTGTACGGCTCTGCTGATACACTTGATGTAACTGTTCTTGGAGCAACTGCGGCAGTAGGTAAAGTACGTGTCTATGCAATTATGTGTGATGTTAGCGGTTCAGATGAAACTGCTTCAAACACTTCATAATTATAATGGGGGCGTTTTAGCCCCCTTTACTTTTTGTAAGGAATATAATGACTAAATGGAATATGACAGAAGGGCAAACTACTACTGATAATAAAGTAATAGCTACTGGAGAAATAATTACGCCTTTCTATGAAGATACAAATATAACAGAGTTAGAAAAAAGAATAAATAATTTAGAAAAAAAATTAGATACAATAATAAATTTATTAAAAAATGATTAAAGTAGTTATGGCGATAATAATAACGTCAATGCCAAACTGGCCCTCAGTAAAGTATCAAGGGTATTTATATCCAGACATGGATACATGTTTATCATCTACTCAATTATATGTAGAACAATTTAGAGCGTACGCTGATAGTCAAGGAGATTATGATGCTTACTTTGATTCTATATGTTTTGAGGTTGATTCATATCCAATAGAAGGATTTAACAATTTAGAATTAGGAATATAATGGCAACATATCTAGTATTATGCAATAGAGTTTTAAATGCACTAAATGAAGTAGAGCTAACCTCTGCTAATTTTAGTAGTAGTCGTGGTATACAAACTTCTGTAAAAAATTTTACTAACAGAGCATTGCACGATATCTATAATGAACTAGAAGAGTTACCAAGTTTACATAAAGAAACAATACAAGTTACAAATGCAGGTCAAAGAGAATACGATTTACCTACAGCTAATTCACCACAAACAGGTGATGCACAATGGCGTAAAATAGATTGGGATACATTTTATTTAAAACCAAAAGAGTTAATAACTAATGGTGAGTTTACTTCTGACATTAGTAGTTGGACTACAATAGCAGGAAGCGGCAGTGCAGCATACAACAGTGGTGGTAATGGTAGATTACGACTAAATGATTTTGCGGCACATCAATCTATATCAACAGTTGTTAATCAAGAATACAGATTACAACTTAGAGTATTTGATTCTAACAGTGTAGGCCAAGCACTAAAAGTACAAGTAGGAACTGCAGCTGAAGGAACACAAAATTTAAATACAACAGTAACAGTAGAAGACTTTGGAGAGGGTGCAGTATTAGATACTACATTTACTGCAACAGCACAAACAACTTTTATAACATTAAATAATACAGTCACTACAACTAATTTAGATGTTGATTATGTACGAGTATCTAGAAATATAGGTGTACAAAGATTAAAATATATTTCATATGATGATTACGTAAGACAATACGCAGAAAGAGATAAACTAAATTTAAGTTCAGTACAGGGTGAGCCTAGATTTGTGTACAAAACACAAAGTGGT